GCGCATGAATGGTTGAGCCGGCACTCTCTTGCCGGTATCCTTCCCGCTGCGAGTCACGATGCGATGGCCGTACTCGATCCAGAGTGCGAGAAATCCCTTGCGGCCGAAACCAATCTGGCAGTGGCCGCCGCGCCCCTGCGTGTCAATGGTGATTTCGTCCGTCAGATTGTCTACCAGGTGGCCGTACTCTTCGCTGCTCGTCGAGAAGTCCGACTCCGGACACTGGATGCGCAGCTCCGCTTCGAACACAGCCGCGGCACGGGAAAACGCTTTTGCGAAACATCGCACGACGAGCACCTTCGGAAAGGCTGCCAGGTTTCTCTGAACCTCGGGTATTCCGCGGACAGTGATAAGAGTTTCAGGCATTGTTCTTTACTCTTTCTTTTGGGATGGTAGCCGCAGCAGGAGCAGGTGCATCCTCGACGGGAGCGGCAGGCATCGACAGCATGTAAGCGTCGGCCAAAGCCTTTGTGATCGGCGCGATAGTGTCCACGCGGATCAGCATACCGGCTTCGAGGAGAGTGAGCCTCGGCTCCTTCGGCTCCGGGACGATGGCTGCATAGAGCAGCCCCCGTAACTGGACAGCACTTATATTAGAGAGGGTTTCGAGAGCCGCGAGCAGGTTGCACCCGGCCGACTGCTCGGCATCCGCGATGGCATTGAAGTCGTAAGCCAGTGCATACTCTTTACCGTCAACTTTCAAAATGGAAGTCTTCACGGAAGCCTCCTCAAGAACCACACGAGCAGATAGATTTGGGCGATCGCGCAAACCATAAAAATCCAGCGCTCCACCGGGACGGCGACCGTCAGCCAATCGATCACGCCAGCCTCGTCTTCGGAATATCCGCGAAAACTCTCATGATGTCCTCTCCATGAATCGCCTGGACGGTTTCACGCTCGGGCCATGGATGCAGCATGTAAGACGCAGGCTGAGTCGGCCGCCGCGGGGCGCGGAACCCGCTGTTGACGGTGTGCGCGCAAATAATGCCCATCATTAGTTCGCTCCACCGCATGTGCTCCAGGCGCTGTTCGAAGAGCGCATACGCCATGCGCGGCGTCATCGAGAGCCACTCCTCGTCCGACAGCCTGAGATCGTACCGGGCTCTGGCCCATGCCTCCAGCGTCGTCAGAACCGCATCTTCGCTTCGCCCCGGCGATGCCTGTTCTGCGTCCGGATCCGCCTCCGGCATCGACGCTTGCCACGCCTCGATAAGAGATCCGCGGATTCTCGCCACATCTGTCGGAAGCAAAAGCACGCCAGCCTCTGCAAGCGAAAACGGCGCTCCCGCTTCCCTGAGCACTGCGAACAGAACGGCTCGCAGCAGGCGTGCGGAAAGCTGCCCCAGATTCACCTGCATGGCGTTCAGCCCTGTCAACTCCTCGATGTCGAGAAGCACCCGGTGCGTGAACAGAATACGCCATGCGCCGCCGCCGGCCGACAACTCGACCGGCCTCGTAAGCCTGTGCGCGATCGAGACCACGCATCGCTCAGGCTACAGTGTCCGTGATGGTGCCGGTCACCTGCATCGTGACCTTGAAGTCGATTTTCTTGTTCGACTCGAACGGTCCGTTCTCGTAGTCCGTGACGAACGCGGTCCCGGTCGAAGTAAGAGTTTTTGTTCCTTTCTGCATGGGTGCGGTGATTTTCCAGGGGAAGACGGTCTGCGCCTGCGCGAGAGTGACGAAATTGAGCTGCGTGGCGTCGCCGATAAAGTTACCCATGATCTCGACGGCGCCGGGCTTCAGAATGCCGGGAATCATCTCTTCGGTCGTGTTGGGCGACTTCAGATGGGTCACGTCGATAGCAGGGACGGTGAAGTTCTTCTTGTTGATTGTGGCGATTTCGAGAACCGCAGTGTAACCGGTTGGGCTGGCGGCGTCTCCTGTGTAGAAGATTGCACCGTAGCCGCTGTTTGCGAGAGAGCTGGGCATTTTCTTGAACTACTCCTTTTTCTTTGTTGGTTCGTTTTACTTCAGGATTCGTGGAACTGCACTTCGTACTCAAGCATTCGCCGGTAGCTGCGGCGGGCGTCGTCGAACATATCCATCACGTCCGACCGGAAACACCCGTGGACATAGGTCGCATCGACGTCGGCAAGCGTTCCCTGATAGCCGCTCAGCACGTTGTCGATCGCCTTTGCCATACCCATGGCATCGCCCGGCTGATTGCCATAGCAATCGATCTGCAGGCGCCGCGTCACGAATCCATGCGCCTTGTCCAGAGTGTAGTTGCTAACGTCGGAAATGACCTGATAAGTCCAGCTCGGAAGCGTTTCGTCCTTTGGCAGCGACAGCAGAAAACCGCCAGTCGCAGAGATGGCGAGCACGCCGGCATCGGCCATGACGAGTTTTACGATGCCGGATTCAAGCATTTTTCTTCGGGCGTTTCTTCATGCGGGCGCGCAATGTCGCGATCCTGCGCATAAGCACTTTCCGGTAGGCCTGCAGAGCAGCGATCGCCTTCGCGAGTTGTTGATCGGTCATCCTGGCTTAGTCGTCGTTCCGGCCAAGAGCCACGCAGTTCAGCTTCAGCACGGCATCCATTTCGAGCAGATTCTCGACCGATTGGATTACATAGAGGCCGTTCAATGTCTGCACCTGCATGTCGGCCATGATTCCCGCCTGCCACCAGATAGAGACGGTCAGGAAAAGCTGTGTCGTCACCTGGCCGGATCGGATTACGTCGGTGCCGCGGACTGGCTCGATCTTCGCCCACACCCCGGTGTACAGCGGTGCCATCACCACCGTGTTTCCAGAGGCATCCGACGACTTTGTCTGCTGGAGGATGGTGATCTGGTGGCGCATCTCGCCAGAGTCGAGCGTGGGCCACTTCATTGTTCGCCTTGCTCTTTACCCGACTAATCTGACCGCTCCCTGCAGCAGCTTGGCCGACACCGAGTATGGATATTCTTTGGTCGGGTCAAGCCCCAATGCGAACGGCAGCCTGTTGTTGAACCAGTCGGAGATCAACGCTTTCATGCCGCTTCTGACCAGGTGCCCCTCGGCACTCCACCATGCCGAATCGGGGTCCATGCCGCTCGTAAAGCGGATCAGGATGGCGGAAGTAGGCCAGGGCGTAAACACGCGCCACACGCTGTTATAGGGCGGCGCCAGCACTCCTGGTTGCTTTGCCGTGTCGACGATGTAATCCGTGTTCTCCGCGAGCACTGCCAGTACCCCTGTCGAATCCCGCAGCTGCACAAGATCCACGGATACGAGCAGCGGCCGAAGTCTGATGAAGTAGTCCACCCAGAAATCCAGCGTCATGTCCCATTGCTTCCGCACCAGATCGCGGCCCTGCAGGATCTCGGCCTGGAAGCGCGCGGCCGAAATAAGAGACAGCAACTCCGCGTCCTCGTCGGGATCGGTTGGCGACCGATCCGGAAGCCGCAGGTACGACTTCACTTCTTCGAGCGTCACTGGCTCGACGAACGACTGCGGCGGAGACTGAACCGTCAGGTCGATATTACTGAAACGCTGAAGCGTTCCGTAGCCGTTGTAGGCGCCGTAGAAATTGGCTCCTATGCCGCCGAACATGAAACCTCCGTGGTTGCCACCGTGACGAGCTCCAGCGGTCCAGCATGCCGCAGCCTGGCGTCTGCCGGCACCTCTGCAACGTCGCCCTGCACGCAATGCCGGTATCCGTCTTCGAGCACATTGCCCGGATCGACAGAGTTGTACCAGCGATACTTCCGGAGCCTGTCCGCCCGATCGTTGTAACCGAGATGCCAGAGAGGCGCATCGAGCGTTTCCTGCGCCTGATGCAGGAGCTGCTCGGGGATCGACGAGCAATGCAGATTGCCGGCTGCAGGCGTCGTCTGAAAGCGAAACCCGCGACTGAAAAGACGGAAAATGCTCGGCCGCGCGAAATTGCGGTAAACGCCGTCCACGCGGATTTGTTTCCGCATCGGGTAAGTTTTCAGATCGCTGTCCCACAGATAGCGGACAGGCAGCCTAAATGCATGACTCGCGGTCGTCGGCAGATGCCGGCCGATGACGTCCGCCCCAACCGGATCGAGGAGCTCGTCTCCGTCGATCACAATGGCCCAGTAAGGCGAGCGGCCGTCCTCCTCCAGATGAACGGAAGGGACGTGTTCCATAGCCTTTGTAAGAAGCACGTCCTTGTCTCTTCGCTCGTCAAGCCCATCGAACTGCGAGCGAATCACAATGACGCGGTCGCCGAGTTTTTCGCACAACTCCGCTGTGCCGTCTTCGGAGTGGTCGTCAAGGACGAAAATGCGCTCGCACAGCGGCAGTATCGACAAGAGGACATCGACAATCCACCGCGCCTCGTTTTTGATTCGAAGCAATCCAAAAACGGTCATGGCACGAACGTCAGCTTCATCGCAGGCGTTGCCGGAGCCGCGGCGGCACTGGCGGCATTAGCGGCAACGACGGCGGGATGCGCGCTTAAGCCGGTGAGTAAGCCGGCCAGCCCGCCGACTCCGGCGAAGATCCCGCTTTGCGCGAGGTTGGTTGGGTTGGAAGCTTCGGACTGCAGAAAGCCGGCCGCGGCTCCCTGCAGGATCTGGCGAAGAATAGCGCCCCAGTCTAGTTTCATTTTTGTGTCTTCCTTTTTCTTTTGTTTCTTACGTTCGTTTTTTTTGAATGTATCTATGCGAGATCGCCCCACTTCGATTTGTAAATCTCGGCTCCCGCACGAATGTCGCCGGCAGACCGCGGATCCCCGCGGAAGGTGCTTTGCAGAGAACCATGGTCGACGTAACACCCGTCGAAAATGCCGATCTTCAGCCCCGCATGGCGCACGCGTCTGCAGTAATCGTTGTCCTCCCAACCATAGGCGGTGAAGTCCTCGTCGAGCAGGCCAACGCGCTCGATGGTTCGCCTCGGAATGAGCACGCACACGAAGGCCACCGCTCTCGGCTCGTCGCGCAAACCTCTGCCGACGTGCTGTTGCTGGGCGGGATTCCCGACCACGTTTGTGGTCGCGGAGATAATCCCCCACTCCTCATGAATGTTCGTGATCGTCTGCATCTGCGAAAAGCCGTTCGGCGTCCGCAGCAGCGCGTCGTCGTTCAGCAGAATCACATCGTCGTCGCCTGCGGCCCGAATGCCGATATTGCAGTTCCGCGCATAGACGAACGGCTTACCGCCTGCCACGCGCAGAGCGGGATCCGTATCGCATAAGAAGCACTCGGTTTTGCTCTTCGCGTCCCCTTCGGACAAGTCGAGGCCGTCGTCGACAACGATGATTCTTAGTGCCGGTTCCCGACACCGCACCGACTCGATGCACGGAACCAGGTTAGATGCCAACCGGCTCGAAATAACGACGCTGATCATTGAATCAGATCCGCAAGCCGTCGGCGCCGGGAAGCCCACAGCTCGTTTTCCTTTTCATACTGCGGGTTGTCCGCGCAGCCGGTGTTTGCATGCAGCATGTAAGGGAAGCGCCTGTCGAGCGTGACCACGCCGTCGATGGTAGCCACTTTGACTCCGCTTTTCACGACCGCCGCATAAAGCGCAAATTGATCATTGGCCGATCCTGCCAGGTACTCCCGAAACCATAGTTCGTTAAATCGTTCGATCGCGGCCGTGTGGCGCCTTACTACAAAGCCTCCCGCCCAAAATTCCCCCGTGGTCGGCAGTCCGCCTGCAACATAAGTTTGATACTGCGCTTCGACGTCGTCAGGCACGTAGCCGTGAAGTGTTTGGTAAAAATTACGTTCGTCGTGAATCGAAGTGTGCCCGCCAGGATGGCGGAACAGCGCAAGATCGGCCGAGCCGAGCATTTGCATTGCAAAGATTGGATCTCGGTCAACCCGAAACGCGCCGTCGACATAGATGGAAAACTCGGAATCGAGCAGCAGGTGGGGCAGACACTTCGGAATCCGTGAGTTCTTGTTATCGCTGAGTACCTGCGGAAAGGCCTGCATTTCCCAGCCATGGACATGCCGCGGGCGGTCCGTGAAGCAGATGAACCGAGTATCCCCGGATGCCGGACCGTGCATGCGCAGGTTGTCGTAATCGTTGACGATGACAGTGTAAACGGTGATCACTTCACGGCCTCAAGAATTGCCTCGATCTTCCAAACCGGCTCGTGAACATCCTGGTATGACCGCTCGCAGAGCGAAACCACTCGGAACGCCGCTCTGATTCCGTACGCCTTGGCCAGCCGATTGTGAGCGAACGAACCAACCTCGAAGTACTGGAACGAATTGAGGCACCACGGAGACTTATGCGTCGGGTCCTGAAAGTATCCCGCCCCGTGCGCCGCATTCGGCGTCTCGATAGTGGCCTTCCCACCTGGCTGAAGCACACGGTGCAGCTCGTTCATGAAGTGGATACGATCTGCGATGTGCTCGATAACGTCGTGTGCCCTGACTGCTTCGATGGTCGAGTCTGCCCAAGGCCATAGGCCGGCGAGATCCACAAGCTGGTCGGCTGGCTCCACGATATCGACGGATACGAAGCCTGGAATGTGCCTGTCCGAGCACCCAAGATTGAGTTTCATTTGCCCTTGTTAATATGCGAATGCCGAAGCGGTAGCCGATGCCGCAGCTCCGCCCGCCGACTGCACGGCTCCGATGTCGCCATGCCCGGTCGACAATCCGCCGGGGAACAAGCTTGGTGTCGCGGCTCCCTTGAGGAGTGCGCCGCCGGTAGCAGCTGCGTTGAGCGAATAGTCGCCCGATCCGGAGGCTGTGAATGGACTGACTGAAACCGAAATATCGCTGGCTGAAACAGTCAGGCCACGGATGTTCCCGCTCGTGTTAGACCCAAAAGCGTTGCTCGTGTCCGCGAGTATCAGGTTAGGCGTGGTGGTGTCTACACCCTGGATCGCCCATCCGCTGTTGCCGTAGTAAATGGTGTTGGTCGAAAAAATGTAATCGGAGTCGATCCCGTCGCCCGTATTTCCGGCGATGGTGTCGTTCGCGAGGATGATATGGCCCTGACTTCCCCAGATGACTCCCGACGGTGATCCCGACGCCGTGTTCCCGACGATCAAAGTGTTCACTATAACCATGGCTTGACTCTGCGAGTCGAGAACGCCGGAATTAGCCGCGGCGGTGGAGTTTCCATGGATATAGCAGCCAACAATTACAGTGTTTCCGGCGTTTCTTATGGCTCTTTGATTACCGTAAATCTCGGTAAGAAATATCCACAGATCAGTGAAGACGTTGTGCGCCCCGTTATCGCCGTTCAGCGCGTCGGTGAACCCGGTGAACACGCATCTGTTGCACATCAGATAGGGAGTGCCTCCCGCCCACATAGCCACGGCGCTCGTGGCGGCGGTGTTCGAGAAAGACACGTTCTCGAAGGTCACGTGCCCGTTGATTCCGAACAGGGGCGTGCTGTTAGTCGCCGTGGTGAAGACCGGCTTCGTGCCGTTGTCTCCGGGCGTGGTCTGGTACCCCGAGATCGTGATGATGGTGCAGTTGATCGTAAGGGTCGTCGTGAATACGTAAGTGCCGGAAGATATCGCATTGACAGTGTCGCCGGAGGCACATGTCCCAACGGCACTGATCAGGCCAGCCGCGGTCGTTACGTTGGTGACCGTGGCGAAAGCGGGCGAGGCCAGAAGAAGGGCTGCAAGAAATTTAGTTGTGACAAACGAACGAAGCATAAGTGGCTGTTCCTCCTACGGCGGTCAATGCGACTACGACGGCATCCTCTGCCGCGAAAACCAGGCTGCTGAAATCGGTCAGTGTGGTGACGCGCGCGAGGCCTCCAGTCGAGATCGAGATGCCCGAGGTGTTGAGCGAATTGCCGGAGGTGGGAACCGCCGTGCCTCCGGTCGCGATGCGATAAACCTTGAACGTGGCTGTGTCGTTCGGGACGACGGTGATATCGCACTCGGCAGCGGTGAAGCCAGCCGGAAGGATGGCTGGAATACTCTGAGTGGCTGCGAGCGGTGTCGCGCCGGATGCTGTCGATCCGAACGAAGCGCCGAAAAGATGCGTCGCCGAACCGCCTGAACTTCCGGCAACATGGTTCCCGTTGGCATCGATCACAACAGCCGCTCCCGGAGTCTGCGGTCCCGTGGTCGTGACCGAGGTATTTCCGGTACCGGATACACCTACGATCTGTCCGCTGGCCGGCGGACGCTGCGCGCAAAGTGCGAACGGGATCAGAATCAAAACTGCGATTGAAATCTTCATATGTTTGTTGGCTCTAAAGCTTTCCAGCTACTCCCCATGTTGCGAGGACTTGTGTTGCCGGGATGCACGGTCGCATACATCAGGTCGCCGGCATCGACTGTCGCAAGCTGCCCGCTGTTCACTGCATCTCTGACGAACTGGTTGTCCTCGCCGACCTGCACGCTTCGGAAACGGTTCGCCCGCCACCACGCGATCCGATAGCAGAGAGATGTCCCGAGTGCATAGTCTCTGGTGCCCGTGTATTTCCACCAGGCCGCGGCGCCATCCGTGAAGCGCATCGAATGGTAGCCGGTAACGCTCTTGCCGCTCTCGTCGAGTCGGCCGAGTTGATCCGCCAGGCGTTCGGGCGCTGAATAATCGTCGTCATCCCAGTGAACTATTACCTCTCCCGCCGCTCGCTCGCATCCGAAATTCCGCTTGTCGCCAATCTGAACCGGGCCTTCGAGATGGAAAAGCCGTATCCGGTCGTCATCGGGAAGCAGGTCCCGGACGTCCTCTCCGTCCGCCAGAATCAGCAGCTCCGCGTGGCGATGGGTCTGTTGCTGAAAGCATGCGATCGCCCTCGGAAGCCACTGTCGCCGGTTCCGCGTCAGACACAGGCAGGTGACGAAACATCTCCCGCGCGCGCACCTCGGGCGCTTCCGGCACGATCACCTTGGTTTCGTATCGCACCGCGGGCGGCGCCGCCTTGCGGGCCATCCCCGCAGTCACGAGTTGATACGCCGCGGCATCGTCGCAGTCGAACTCCTGGCCGGCGACGACCGTTCCATACTCACCAGTTAGTTGCTGGCTGATCACTATAAGTCTCATATGTCAAAAGCGCGAAGAACGTCGTTCGTCCGGGACAGCCTGCTCCTCCCCGCCAGGAGTGCTCCGAACAGGCTGCATCCGAACGATTTGCTCTGGCTATCTTCCGCGCCTCCTTTCTGGTTGAGTTTTTTGGTTACACTGTGTAACGGCAAGGTAAGTCGTGGCGAGGCTGGGCTCGGCGTGGCCTGGCATGGTTCGGTACGGCTGGGCGTGGCGAGGTAAGGGTCCCTATGGGACAAAAAGGATCGGGGAGCGGCTTAGTTGTCGCTCCCCGAAACTGTTTTTTACGGTGAAGTGTTGAAGGTCCCAGTCACGAACGATGCCGGCCTGCGCGTGATGAGTGCGAGCCGTTTTTCTGCCCGTATGGCCACCAAGTTCTGCGTGAAAAATGTGCTGTGCTCGGTCGAAATGTCGATCTGCATTTCCATGCGGTCCCGGATCTCGCAAGCGATCGGGTTGCCGGTGCCGACCAAAAACGTGCCCTGGGCGATATTGGTCGTCGGGCAGACAGCCAGACCGAAAAGATTTTGTCCTGGGTTCATGACTCCGAACCCGACACCGGCCAGCGAACCCTGCTGCGGGTCGCCGAGGATGTAGCGCCCGAAACCGTCCTTGGTCAACCGGATATCCCACCAGTCGCTCGGGTGAAGTATCAGAAAACTCGGAGGAAGTTCCTTCGCACTGGTGATCTGCTGGATGGCGCGACCGATGATATCGATCTTGTTCCAGCCTTTGGCGAGGATGAGGAGCCCTGTGGTGAATGCGCTGGCCTGTGGAATGAGCCCATGGAGGTCCTCGCCGATGTTGTCACCGGACAAGAGCTGCAACTCTTCCGCCAAGTTCACATAATACGGCATCATCGTTTTGATGAACGTGAGCAACTCGCTCATGTCATCGAGCACCTGCCGGGAAGCCGGGACCCAGGTGGCGATGGTTTTCACGCGTTCCGACACTGTCGTGAACGTGACCGCATTTTCTGGCTTCGTGCCGGCCTCAGCAACGGGCGAGGCAATCGCCATCGGCGCATTGACCTTGACGAAGTCGATCACCTGGAAGGTGGTCGGAGTCGCCGTCAGAAGGTCGCGCACCGTCAATTGCTGGCGCGCTTCCATCGTGATGTCGGGAAGCCGCTGGATCGGCAAAACGCCCGACGTTGCGGTTCCGACAGCCACGTCCGTGATTGTCGTCTTGCGCTCAAATGGCGCGCGCGCGGCCTTCCCGGTGAAGTTGATCACCGCATTGCCGCGCTTGTCTTTCAGCAGACGCTTAACGGATTCGTCTTCCGTCATCTGCTTTTCGAACGAATCTTCTTCGGGCGCGCCAGGCATATGGCCGGCGAGCTTTGTGTCGATCGCGTCCACCTGTTTCTGGAGCGCGTCGATCTTGGTTTTGAGTTCTTCGGAAACGGTGCCGTGCGCCTTCTGTTGCTCAGCAGCCTTTTCGAAGTACGATTTGAGTTCGGCCTGTAGAGCCTTTAACTTTTCGTCCATTCGCTTCTCCTGATTTATTGGGAAGTGTTGATTGTTTCCGGCACTTTACGCGGCTGGAATTAACGACCTGATCTCCTCGATCAGGGTTTGATTGGCTGCCGAGTGGTCTATCGTCGCCGGCTCGGTTACACGTGTGGCCGCGGCTTTGCCCTCCGAAGTGTCGGCGTCGGGATCATCGTCGGCGGCTTCGTCGGTGCAGAGTGCGGTCAGGATATCGGAGGCGCTCTTCTGGTGCTCGCCGGCCTTTGTCATGTGGTCGGTGGCGGCGCCAATGGTTTTCTTTGTGGCGGCAGAAATGGTCTTGCCGGTCTTGAGCTCTTTGACTTCGCCTGGCTGGCGGCCGTAATAGGTCATGTCGCCATACTCTTCGGCGAGCCAGTCGATGTAGGCGGGGAGCATTGCCATATAGGCTGCGAGGAACTGCTGAATGCTTTCTTCGGACGCCGCCAGCTTTTCTTCCTTGGACAGATCGGCCGACCAGGGAATCGCGCAGAGCGCGGAGCGAAGCGCGATCCACATCTGGTATGCGGCATCCTGCAGCAGCGCCTCGGCATACTCAGTGTCGAAGTCCTCTTTCTTTTCCTTTGCTTCCCGGCGGCGCTTGACGCTCGTGATGAGAGCCTGCTCGTTCATGGGGAAGGTGACGATCGAGCCTTCCCACAGCCGGACTTCCTTGAGCCGGCGCGTGGCGCCGTCCATGGCATCCTTGACGGTGTCGAATCCTATCGAGAGGCCTTTCACGATCTTCGCTTTGATGAGCAGGTAAGCATTGCGCGCATCCGGGAGATCCATGAGGAGTTGGCCCTTCACGCTGAGCGCGGCGGGCCCGTCGACCAGCGTCAGCTTGCCGATCGGTTTATCGGTCTTGTGCTGCCAGAGCAGCGGCACTTCGTTGCCGTGGTCCTGAATGGTCTTCGTGAAAGCGCCTGGCTCGATCAGGTCGCCGCCAAGGTCCAGATTGTTATAGACCGCGAGCGAGCCCTCGAAGGAGCCGTCCTGTGCGACCGACTTGATCGCCATGCGAAGAAGCTTTTTCATTGGTTTTCGTTCCTCTCTGCGTTTTTATTTCTTCAGGCCCCTGGAGTGTTGCCCACGTCCGCGGCGCCAGGTTGGGCGGCGGCCGGCGGCAATAAAGCGCCGCCCTCCGGAGGCAGCGTCTGCATGTTGAGCTGGATGTGATAAGCGGATCCGGCGCCGCCTGGAATCGGGTTCCAGTCTTCGAGGTCGCGCACTTCGTCCTGGCACGCGATGCCGTTCTGGAGCATCGTCGCGTAGCCTGCCATGCGGCTCGGGAAGTCTCCGCGCAGCAGCGCGTTCAGATTGTGTTTCCAGAGGTACCTCTGGCTCTTCTCCTCCGGAGTGAGCACGCAACGCCAGAGCTCCTGCTCCCACCGCGTCAGCCATGCCGAGAGCGTCACCTTCACAAACTCAAGCGCGAGCTGCTCGATGTTCGAAAAGGTTGCGCGGGAGAGGTCTCCGACGAGATGCGGCGAGACCAGGAACCAGCGGCAAATCTCATGGATCGAGAACAGCCGCGTTTCGAGCAGTTGCGCATCCTTCGCGCTTAGCCCGATCGGTTTGTAGATCGTGTCGTTTTCGAGGATCGGCGCTTTGTGCGGAATGCTGTACGTCGCTTCCCAGTCGGCCCGGAAACGATCGAAGTCCTGCTGGTTCCGGAACTTCTGCTTCATCTCCAGCACGTACGGCAGCCGGCCGCCGTGCTGAAAGAACTCGCCCAGATTTTTCTCGGTCGCTATCGCGGTGCCGATCGATTGTGCTGCCATCGAGATCACCGAGAAGCCCTGGGTCCCGTTGTCTCCGAGGCCTCTCATATGGAAGATGTCCTGCGGCTTGTTCTTGATGAGCGTGAAACTCTTCTCCTGCTGGTTGCCATCCTTGACGATGTAAACCAGCTGGCCGGCCTTGTCTCTGCCAGTGCGCACCTGTTTGGGCAGGAGAAGCTGCATTTCCATCGCGACGCCGGTCCCGCTGCGGCGAATAATGCGGGCATAGGCATTGCCCTGCAGGACGCAGTGGCTCGTCAGCGTCTCGCGGAACCCCATGGCGGTCATCTCGTCGTTGGGCGCCATTTTGAGCGCCTGATACATCGGGTGCTTCAGCGCGAGATCCTTGCCTTTGTCGGGGTCCTTGTCGGCCTGCAGCATGACCAGCGGAATGAATCCGACAGTCTCGCTGATGATCCGGTTGCAGGCCCACACGACCGAATGATTCAGCGCCCGCGCGAGCGTGACGCGCTCGCCCGACCAGGAGATACCCGAGCCGCCCAAAGCCGAATAAATTTGCTGATATCCGTTCCGCAGATACCAGTCGGTGGTGATCGCCTCGACGCTCAACACCTCCTTCGTTTCGCCCGGTAGTCTCGTGATCGATGGCGGTTCCGAGCGGGAAGAGTAGTTCTCGATCAGCGCCTTGATGCGCGACGCGATTTCAGGGAACACTAACCCAAACTCCGCAGTCCGGAATAGGTCACAGTCTTGTCCTCGAATACCAGCGCCCGCGCCAGCCCGTCGATAGTGGCCGCGAGAAGATCGATGCGGGAGAAGTCCTTCTCGCGGTCTGGCTTGACTGGCTTGATCAGATCGTTTCCATCGCTTTTGGTACAAAGGCAGCTCGCATGGTGAGCCATCACCGGATGGCCGCCATGCACGAGATCCCCTGTCGCGACAAGCGAGATCAGCTTCTTCGTGGCCTCGTTCAGTCCGGGACAGGTTTGCGGAATTTCGACGCAGGGAACTCCTTCTTCGACCAGGCTTGTGGACATCTCCCGCGAGTTGTACCTGTCGAAGCAAACCTCCTGCACGTCGAACATTTCGAGGCAGTATTTAATCCGCGCTTTGATCAGGCCGTTGTCGATCACGCGGCCTTCGCAGGTCTCGATCCAGCCCTCTTCCACCCATCGCTCGTAAGGCATGCCGTCCTGCACCTGGCGTTTCCTGAGCGTTGTCGCAGGCATCCAGCAGAACGGAAGAACGTCGTATCCTCCGTCGTCCCGCGGGAACACCGCGGCCACCGCCGACAAGTCCGTGGTCATCGAGATATCGACCCCGACCCAGCACTTGCGGTTGATGAACCGGGCGAGCAGCTCGTGGGGCAGCGGCCACCCGGATGCATCCCAGTCGCGCCGGCACGCGCGCCAGAGGTTCATATCGATGGCGCGATTTTCCTTCTGGTCCCAGATATTCAGGAAGTACCTCTTGAAGCTTGCAAGGTCGCCCTCGGCCAGGTGCGAGACGTACTGCTGGCGAATCTTTTCCTTATCGAGAAAGCCGCCATTCTCTTTGAGGCTCGGGTTCGCCTTGATATAGGTGGCTGGGTCGGCCGGGTCGTCGTCGACGGACGCTCCATAGATGCGGCCGAAGAACGTGGGATCGAGAACGACGCCATCGTTGACCCTTCGCGTCTTCTCGTGCAGCCGCCAGGCGAGCGGCGATTCCGATTGCACGCCCGCCGTGGTGATCGCGATGGTTAAAGTCTGCCTGCGGGTGAAACCGCCGTTCGAGAGCACGTCCCAGTTTTCGAGTTGCTTTCGGGTCTTCCAGCGGTGCACTTCGTCCGCAATGACGCAGGACGGGTTCACGCCATCGCCGAAGTCGCCGTCGGCCGCGATGGCCGCGTAAAAGCTGTCCGGATCGCTGCGTTTGACGATCCGGTTGGTTCCGCGCAGGATGCGCAGGCGCCGCCTCAGCACCGGGCTTTGCTCGACCATCTTGCAGGCGGCGCGATAGACGTTCATGGCCTGCCTGGTTGCGGCCGCGGCGCCGTAGACCTGGCAGCCGGGGTCGTTGGACAGAACGAGCACCAGAAGCGCGAGGCCTGCCGCCCACTCGGTCTTCCCGGCCTTCTTCGGAACTTCCTCGTAGACCATTTGAATGATTCGATTGCCCGAGTGATCGATCAAGCCGAACGTCTGAGCGACGGCTTCTTCCTGCCAGGGCATGAGCAGGAACGGTTTACCGAACCATTCGTCCTGCGTGTGCCGAAGCACAAGCTCGAAGAAGTTGCAAGCAGCATCTGCATGCTGCTGTGAGAAAGGCACATTTTCTGAACGAGAGCGAATTAACTTGCTTGTGCTGCCGACAAGAGCGATTCATGTGATGAGCCCGGCTGGACCGGGACCGAAAAGAGCCACCAACCATGAAGACCTTTACGATCGACTCCGAGAACAACATCACGGTTTATGCAACCTTTAAGGCAGCGAGAGAGGCTGCTTCCGGCATCGCCTTTACCAATGCGGACGACCTGGCCGAGCTTCTCGGCGGCGACAGCAAGCGCCTGGTCGCCATTTACAACAGCCTGACCGGCATCACGCCGGTGAAGAAGTTCCAGAGCAATGCAGTCGCTTCGAAGCGCATCCTTGCCGAACTCGACAAACTGGAGGCTCCGGTTGCGCCACCGACGCCCAACGCCGCGACGGAAGAGGCTCCCGCGAAGACCAGGGCCAAGCGCGCGAAGAAAGCTTCCAAAGCGGCCGAGACAGCCTCCTCCAGCCCGCGCGAAGGCAGCAAGGTCAGCCAGGTTATCGCGCTGCTCAAGCGCGAAGGCGGCGTGACCCTGCAGGAACTCATGGCCAAGTTCGACTGGCAGCAGCACACCACGCGGGCGCTGATGAGCGCGGGCGGCTCGCTCGCGAAGAAGCATGGCCTGACGGTCGTATCCAGCAAGAACGAAAAGGGAGAGCGCACGTATTCGCTTCAGGCCTGAGCACACTCGGCTTCGGAGGATCACACGATGAGAACGATGAAACTCAGCCAGATTGAACTGGAGATCATCTGGAAAGGTCTCCAATCGATTTCCTGGCGCTCTCCTGGTGGCTGCGGTTATCCATCAGCCGGAAGGCTTTGATCTGGCCAGGCGTAAGGTCGGTGGCAACGTGGACCGGGACTTGTTCCAGCCCCAGCTGCTTTGCCGCCAGCAGGCGCACGTGGCCCGCGACGACGACCCGTTCGGCGTCCACGACGATTGGCTGCTGCCAGCCGAACTCTTTGATGCTGGCGGCGACTTTGTCGATAGCGGCCTGCGGGATCGTCCGAGCGTTCCGCGCATAGGGGATAAGCTTATCTGTCGGCCACAAGACAATCTTCATGATCTTCTTTAGATTCATTGGATTAGCTTGCATGCCGCAGGCACAAGAGCGAAGCTGTGATCACCATGCTTACACCACTAAAAGAAACGCTCAAGGAACCGGAATTCAACTTGACTTACTGGCTGGCCCTTGCCTGCCTGGTTCTTGCAGTCTGCTTATACCCGGTGATCAAATGACACAGATCACGACCCCTCACGTAAAGGCCGCTCTCGGGATACTGACGGCGGTCGCCGATGCGATCCGCGACCTGAAAGAGGTTCCATCGGGCCATCTGTATGCCAACCTGATGAGCAAGCTCAGCTTCGCGCAGTACGAACAGGTCATTGGCGTTTTGAAAAGCACCGGCCTGATCAAGGAGAATGCCCACCTGCTGACGTGGGTTGGTCCCGCACCTGCCTGCCCTGTGTGCCACGAAGCAGGCGGCAATCCCTATTGCGCCGGTTGTGGCTGGAAGCCTGCGGCCTGTCCGGATTGCGGCAAGCCCACGAACCAAGATGGTGCTTGCGAAACTTGTGCGGCTTCCACCTGCTGCGAGTGCGGCAAGGCCATCACGCCCGCCGCGGATCTTAGTCTCGGCGTGTGCGACGAATGCACCGAAAAGGCTGAACACGAGGAAGAGGGTCGGAGATAGCTTCATTTCACTGCACCAACGCTGGCGGCGTTCGCTTCTCGCGCGGCCGCCCCAGCAGCTCGAACAAGTCCGCATCTCCGCTGTCTTCCTTCTCTATCGAAAGCCTCAGCCTGGCCACCGGGGACAATCCGAACTCCGAACAGAACGACCGCATCAGAAGCCATGCCTGGGTTCCCTGCCGCACAGCCGGGTGCGGCTTCACGTCCACTACCACCAAAGCCTTTGTTTTCGGGTCGAGAGCCTTCTTCGCGATGAACCTACCCTGCGCCTGAATCGTCTCGTAGCTGGCCACCGCGGCATCGTAGGCAACGCAGGCGCCTTCGAGCATATGCGCATCCGGCCGCCTGTCGATATCCATCGCCTCCAGTTCCCGCGCCCAGAAGATCCATGCTCCGCGCGCCCGCCCCTTCAGATGCCGCGGACACGTCGGCAGTCCGCGGGAAGCCTTCGGCTCGCCTGCGAGCAGCCGCTCCAGCCGGTGAACACCTTTGTTTCGCGGGTCGCCGGCAGCGAGCTGAGTCTTTAGCGGTTTCGGCTTTCGTCCTCTCATTTGCCCTGTTACATTTCGTGTAACAACTTGTCACGCCGGATGTAACACTCTCAGCCTCGGCGGTAGCCGACAAAGGTGCTGAAAAATTAATCCCTGCGTTAAAACTTAACCACTGCGTAAAGAATTTAGCAGCGTTGTCAGCCGAAAAGCTGGAAGTACCAATACCAATCTGGCTCAAAAAAGCCGAAAACAAAGGCGATCTGCCGAATTCCGTTCAAAAGTGAAAATTTCAATTTCGCGGATTTTCGTATTCGAG